CTCATTGAGCGCACATCAGAGCCAAAAGCAACAGTTTACGACCCATTTGGTGGCAGCGGTACTGGAATTATTGCCTGCGAGAAAACGGGACGTCGCTGCTATATGATGGAACTGTCGCCCGCGTATACCGATGTAATTTGCAAGCGTTGGGAGCAGGCGACAGGCAAGAAGGCGGTGCTGAGTGCGTAAGGCTGGCCGGCAGTTCATCGAGATTGACGAGGATAAGCTGGAGAAGCTGGCCGCGCTCGGACTGACCAATGCCGAGTGTGCCGCGATCCTCGACTGCTCTCCCGACACGCTGGAGCGCAATTACAAGGAAACAATGGCCTGGGGGCGTTCCCATCGTGACGCATCCCTTCGCCGCAAGCAGTTCGAGATTGCGCTGGCCGGGAACCCCACCATGCTGATCTGGCTCGGCAAGCAGTACCTGGGGCAGAGCGACAAGACGGCCATCACTGGCGTCGATGGTGGTCCAATCGTGCATGAGATTCGCGGCATGAAGGCTGTACGAGATGCCCTGTACGGCAAGGAATAAAAACGCTTGTGTATAATATACACATGGGCGAGAGTGTGGCAAAGGTTTGGCAGTGTGACGTGTGCGGATATCAGTGGCTCAAGTTTACTGACCGCCTAAAGCCAACCCACTGCCGCAACCGGGCTTGCCGGTCTCGCAAGTGGGATAGTGGTTCTGTAGCTCAGCCGGTAGAGCGTCGGCCTCATAAGCCGCTTGTCGTTGGTTCGAGTCCAACCTGGACCACCAAACCTGCACACGCACCTAATTGCTCTTGCAGAATATGTAGGCCATCGGAATGAGCGCGATAGTTGAACTCCCCAAGCTCAATCCAGCCCTGGCCCCTTTCTGGAGCGCTGAGGCGATTGGAAGGGTGCTGTACGGTGGCCGCATCAGTTCCAAATCAACCGACGCGGCTGGCAATGCGCTGCTCATGGCTAAGACCGGGCGATTGCGGTTTCTGTGTGCTCGGCAGTTCCAAAACAAAATTGCCGAGTCGGTGTATACGCTGCTCAAGCTCCAGATGGATCGCTTCGGCTGGAGGGACGAATTCGAGGTAACCGATAACCGGATCGCTCACAAGCAAACGGGGTCAGAGTTCATCTTCTACGGTTTAGCGCGCAACCTGCAAGAAATCAAGTCACTAGAAGACATAGACATAACATGGATTGAGGAGGCTCAGTTCCTCACCAAAGAGCAGTGGGATGTGCTTGAGGCAACGATCAACCGCAAGGATGGCTCCGAGGTCTGGCTCGTCTTCAACCCCCAGTATGCGACCGACTTCGCATACCAGCGATTTGTGGTCAACCCTCCTACGGATTACGTCGTCCGCAAGATCAACTTTGAGGAAAACCCATTCCTATCCGAGACGGCGAAAAAGATCATCGCTCGATGTAGAGCCGAGTCCGAGGAAGACTACCAGCACATCTACATGGGAAACCCCAAACAGGATGCCGAGGGAACGGTCATTAAGCGCAGTTGGATTGAAGCCGCAATCGACGCGCATCTCAAACTAGGCTTTGAGGCCACAGGGAAGCACACAATAGGCTTCGACGTGGCCGACGATGGGGAGGACGCCTGCGCGAACGTCTATTCGCATGGCAGCGTGGCCCTCTGGTCTGACGAGTGGCGGGCGCGAGAGGATGAACTGCTCAAGTCGTGTATGCGGACCTACGCGGCGGCGTCTGAGCGACAGGCGGAGATTCGGTACGACTCCATCGGCGTTGGGGCATCATGCGGAGCGAAATTCGATGAATTGAACCAAGTACGCGACAAACATCTCCGGCGCAAATATGCCAAGTTCAATGCCGGCGCCGCAGTCGAGCGCCCGGAAGAATACTATGTGAGTGACCGGCAAGACCGAATCAAGAACAAAGACTATTTCGCCAATCTCAAGGCTCAGACGTGGTGGAGCATCGCTGACCGTTTCCGCAATACCTACAACGCGATCAACCGGGGCGAGAAGTTCAAAGACGATGAGCTAATCAGCATCTCCAGCGAGATGCCGCATCTGGAGAAGCTGAAAACAGAACTCTCCACTCCTAAGCGCGACTTTGACCGCAATGGCAGGGTGAAGGTGGAGAGCAAAGAGGACTTGGCAAAGTCTACTCGGATTGGCGGCTCTGTGCCGTCGCCTAACCTGGCGGATGCGTTTGTCATGGCGTTTGCCCCCCCGGTCATATCATCGCTTCTAGTCAGCGATGCGGCAATTGCAGCGGCAATGAGGGCGTGAATGAGAGATCGTCGGAGCGAAGAGGATATGCAGGCGGAACAGACCCCGATCATGTACAGGAAGAGCCAGCTACGCCTCGTGGATGGCCTTCGCAGCAGCTTCCCGTACTGGCATGGTGCGCAGCGTTTCGATTATCGTAACGGATGGACACGCTTAGGCGATTTCTTCGCTGAGGGCTACTACTTGCGAGACGAGATGCGCGAAATGGTGCATAATCGTTACAAGGTGAGCATCTAATGGATACCCAAAAGCCGAGCGAAGCGCCGTCAAGCAGCAGTGATCGTGTCCGCCGTTTCCGCGAAAGGAAACGCAAAGGTAACGAACCTGCAACGCAGCGGATTAGCCCATCTGCTATTCGTCTGGCGCTTGAGGGGCCAGTCGAGCGCGTCCACTACCCCATCAGGATTCCCGTGATACCCAAAGGGGTAGCGCCACAAGGAGTAACGCCGCAAGTGGCAATGGATTCCGAACCGGCCTACGAGTGTGCGCGGCTGGCAATGGACGCTGGACCGCAGTTCGGCTCACAGTTTTATGCGTACAGCAACATCGAAGGCTTCCCGGGCTATCCATACCTTATGCTTTTGGCTCTGCGCTCTGAATACCGCAACATGGCGACGGCGCTGGCGACGGAATTGACGCGCAAGTGGATTAAGTTCAACAGCACAGACACCGAGGGTGAATCGACCAAAACGAAGATTACCGAGATTGAGCAAAAGTTCACCGAGCTTGGGATTCAGGGCATTATTCGCAAGGCGGCGGAGCACGATGCGTTCTACGGAACAGGGCAGGTTCTCATCAACATCAAGGGAGCGGACCTAAAGACGCCGCTCATCATCGATCAGCGCACAGTCAAGAAAGGCAGTCTGATTGGATTCAAGAACGTCGATCCGATTTGGACAACCCCGCTGATGTACAACTCTCTGACACCTTCCAGCCCAAACTTCTACAGGCCGGATAGCTGGTGGGTGATGGGGGAGCATTGGGACGAATCGCGGGTAATCGTCACCGTCACCCGCGAAGTGCCCGACATCTTCAAGCCCGCGTTCAACTTCTCAGGGATGAGCCTTTCGCAGCTTGCGGAGCCTTATGTCAATAACTGGCTGCGGACCAGGCAGAGCGTTTCAGACCTCATCAACAACTTCTCTGTCCTTGTGCTCAAGACAGCTATGGACCAGGTGCTTACCGGCGGGGACGATGGCTCAAACCTGTTTTCCCGAATCAAGCTGTTCACGGCCACGCGCAGCAATAAGGGCGTCATGGTGCTAGACAAGGATCGTGAAGAGCTTGAGCAGATCGCCGTTCCCTTGGGTGGATTGCATGAGCTTCAATCTCAGGCGCTTGAGCAGCTGTGTGTCGTATCGAGGGAGCCCGCAACCGTTCTGACGGGCATTACTCCTTCCGGTTTTGGCAATGTGGCTGAGGGCGAAGTCCGTATCTGGTACGACTACATCCACGCCCAGCAAGAGGCGCATTGGCGCGGCCCGATTGACAAGATGTTCAAGATCGTCCAGATGTCGATGTACGGGGAGATTGACCCTGAAATCACGTTTGAGTTTGTACCGCTCTACGAAATGACGGAAGAGCAGGAATCAACCATCCGCGTCAACGACAGCATCCGGGCGGGGAACCTCATTGACAGGGGAGTTATCGACGCGCAAGAAGAGCGCGAACGGCTGGCGCGTGATCCAGAGTCGGGGTACCAAGGAATAGATATTTCCAAGGAGATAGCGCCGCCAGATGAAGCGGAAGAGGGCGCAAACCTGGCACGAGGGACGGATTCGGCGCTGGGTATGGATGCGGATTTTGTCGAGAGTGAACATCCGCGCGATATCGAGCCGCTCATGCCCTTTTGGCAGGAACGAAAGTAAAATCTATCGTGTTCCACTATGAGTCACGTTGATGTGCGTTTTAAGAATGGCGGTGGTAGCATGAGCGGAGACACATTCATTTTACGCAAGCCAAGGCCGCTGACGAAGCTGGAAGTGGTGGACATCCACC